GACTTTTTATCAAGATCATATTTATATTCAGCCTTCATTTCAGCGGCTTCAAACTCTTCGCTAACCTCACGTTGCAATTCTTTTACTTTTTCTTCGTAAGCTTTATTTGATGCAACTGTATTTTGTTTAGCTAAATCATGCAGTAATTTTTCATTGTTCTGACGTGCATCATAACCACCTTCGCCAGGCTTTTTATTTATGCCATAGTTAGGTGCAATGCCAGAATCTAAAATATTTCCAGTTGCTGGCTTTGTGCTTGACCCATCTTCTAAGCCAAGCGATATTCTTAAACGCCTAATTTCAGCTTTATCTTTTGCTTGAGCGGTATTAAATGTGTTCAAGCGAGATTGCCTCATCCCACTTGTTTCAATTGGTGATGATTGTGGCTTTCTTGTATTTACTCTTTGCTCTAAATTTGCAAGATTGTCACGATCAGCATTAACCTTGTTTAAATCAGCTAATTCACCTTTGTTAAATACAAAGTGATTGAACCATTTCAAGGCATCTGTAGTGCCTTCAGCAACCTTAAGAACAATCGTAACTACGCCAGATTCAGCAATAGCTGTTTTAAACTCAGTCCAAGCATTGGTTAATTTATTTATCTGAGCTTGCGCACTACCAGCTGCGCTTTCTGGACTATCTCCAAGTGTTTTGGTTAATTCAGCTGCAAACTTTGGTAAGAAGTCAGCAGATACAAGTTCACCTTGTTCAAGCATTTTTCCTAGTTCTTGCGTTGTGATTCCCATTGCTTTAGCTGCAATGTTGAATGCCCCGGGTATTCTTTCACCTAATTGCCCGCGCAACTCTTCCGCGCTGACAGTTCCCTTGCTCATCATTTGTTGAAGAGCGTTTAATGCGCCTTTTGTTTCATCCGCTGTTAAGCCTAAAACAGTGGAAGCCTTGGCTATGGATTCAAATACATCTCGCGTTTTCTGACCTTCTAACGCAGTGCCTTTTGTAGCAGCGTTAAATTTTGAAAATGCTTCTGCTGTACTGACAAACTCTAGGCCAAGCCTGTTAGTCGTGGTCTTTAAATACTCAATTTCTTGAGCGGCCGCCTTGGATGAACCGGTTGAAAACTTGAGAGAATTATTAAGTTTTTCTAATTTAATAAAGCTATCTAAAACTGCTGAACCCATTGCCAAAGCGCCAATGCCAGCAGCAGACAAACCAACAGCAGCCAGTTTTGCACCGGAAGCCATGACAGAAAATGCTTTCCCTGTCTTTTCGTTCTTGTCTGTGAGGTTGTCTGCCTTGCGTGAAGCGTTATCAGCACTTTTGCCAAAGTTATCCAACTCACGTGATCCAGCTTTTAATTTAGCTGTATCAACACCAACGCCAATCGTTGTTATATCAATCGACATTTTTACCTTTCTTTATTTGTTTTTCAGGTGGTGTTAAAGCAACTTCGTCCAGCTTTTCTATGGCTGATAATTCAAATTGCGTGAGAGTGATATTTTTTAGCTGACAATAAGAATAAATATCTGTGTAGTTAATAGCGTTCATTTGCATACCTGCGGTACGCTTGCTATTAAGCTCAATGAATATTTCCCACAGATAACCTAATGAACGGGGCATTGGTGGATAGCCCCACTCATTAAGAGGTAACTTGATTGCTTTGTAATGCTCTCTTTTAGTTAATTCGCCCGTTTTCTTATTTAATGAAAACTCAAACTGTGCGTAATCAATTAACTGTTCGAGATCGTCTTCACTTACTTTCCCAATGAAGCACTGAAATCAATAATTTCATCGATCCATTCAGGATTATTACCTAATGCAATCCGTAGTTTTTCTTTATCAAAATCTCCTGCACCAGTCCAACCAGTTACGCGAATCAAAGCTGTTTCAATAGTTCGTGCATCCATTCGCTCAATCAATGCAGACTGGAATTCAATTTGTGTGCCTTTCTTTTCAGCTAGGCTTGATTTTCTGGCATAGTCCTTGAGTTGCTCTTTTTCGTAGGCTTTTACTACGTCAGCATGCTTGCCTAATACATGTAGCGTAATGCCTGTTGGATTACCTTTATGTAAAAGCTCAAAATCATCACCGCTATTAGCAGTTTCAACTGAGTTAAATCCTAAAATATCAACTTGTTTCATTTTTACCCTTTCGATTTACCCATAATTAAGATGTGGCAGATGCCGTGAAGGGTAAGCACGGTTTTCGCAAATGCTATCTGCCACAAAACTGTTAAGTTAAAGTTGTGTCGCAGATCTGGATCGTGGTTTTTTGAATGCCTACCCCTGAACCTGTGTATTCCAATGCTGTGCCATCGAATGACAGGATGATGACTTTTTCGCCATCGTCTGTATTAGCTGAACCTACTTTTACGCGAGGCATATACACAGAGAATGCATTCGTATCATCAGCAGTCATCAACACGTAAATGATGCTGATTTCAGTTTCTGCATCGAAGTAATTAAGCACTGTTGAGTCAGCGAAAATAGCTGAGCCACTAACTGTTGCAGCCACTTTGCCGCGTGATTTTGAGCCGATTGAATTTGAGCCAATAACCGCTTCTTGCTGAATGCCATTAGCAATATTGATTGTTAAGCTCGTTACTTTGCCGTTAGCAACACCATTGATGAACAGGAATCCATCAGGTGCTGAGTAAATGCCTTCACCGCCTACTGCTGTAGGTGTAGTGAAGTAAGCAGATGATGTTGCTGCCTCCGCATCTTTACCCATAAAGCCAATATCGATAGTTGCCATTGAGTTAGGCTGTAAACCTAATGCCAATGTATCTACTTGCTGGCCTAAGAAAATACGGCTTACTAAAGCGTCTGGATGCCACTCTTCAACTGTGAAGCTGTCATCTGTATGAGCTGTTAATGGAACGTATGTTTTTTTACCTTTTTCAAGGATTGTGACTGATGCGCCTGCTGCAACTGTAACGATTGTTTGGCCTGCTAACGGTGCTACTGTCAACACTGTTGCAGACATGCTCAAGATAACGAACAAACCGTTATTACCTGGTGCAACAAAGCCACTGTTTAAAATAACTGTGCCTACGTTGAAGCCATCAGTAACAAAAGAGCCAGCTGAGCGCGTAAAAAGATTAGTTGTAGCAGTTGCTGAAATCGTAGTTTGTGCGCCAGTTGTAGCACCCGCGACGAAGTCTTTACGCAACGCCGCTTGAATGAACTCTTCATAAGAGTTGCCAGCTAATTCACCATTGATTGTGCCGCTTGATTTACGCGTGCCATGACGCATATCGCTAGTCTGCTGTGAAGGGCGAATCTCATTAGATGTATAAGTATCTTTTTCCAATTGGAAGGAACCGGTAACACGGCGGTAGTAACTTGCACTACCTGCGGATGCTTTTGTACCCCAAGTCGTTTCTTTTTTAGCAACTAATAATTTATTAATACCTTGTGCATCTGCCATCTTATTTCCTTTCAATAACCTGATTGACAGGCAAAAAAATAGCCCACCGGAGTGAGCTTGTTGTTTGCCTTTTCAGGCGGGTAATTCGTTAATTAAATATTTCGCTTTGATAATAAATACTGATTGGGATGCAATAACGGTCGCCATCCATAAAAGCAGGTGATTTTGTCGGTGTTCTAAGCACTAACACTGTTTGCCCTGCTTCCGTCATGTGTGTTCCACGTTTAAAGTGCAATTTAATAGCTTCTGCGCGCGCTTCTGCTGCCCCTGCACCTGCGTTTTGTGGGTAACGTAGCATCACTTGAAATAAACCTATTTCGCGGTAGTAACCATCACCTAAGCTTGCGTTATCTGGTTGTGCTGGCAATAGATTTAATTGCTGATATGGCGTGTTAACTATTGGTGAGTAATTCACATTTTCAAACTGTGTAGCAAGTGCGGGAGTCATTAAAGCTAGTCGCTTTTCAAATGCTTTCCTGATATTAATGTCGCTCATTGTTTAACCTCGAATGCAGCTTGTTTTAAAATGCCGCTTAGTTCGGCTAAAGTAATTCTTACAAACCCCATGGGGGCTTTTTGCGACCAACCTTCATACTCTAGGCGATATGCGTATGGCAGTGAATTAGTCACATAAATAATCTGACCGTTGATATTGATACTTTGTAATTCACGATTTGCTCTAGTAATTGCACCGGTACCACTTGGATCAGTTTCTAAAGTTGTATTAGCATTAATAGAGCCATCACCGATAAACCAGTTATTACGAAATCTGCCAGAATCTACTGGGCTTTTTAATACAATACTACTATCAACGCCTAAAACTACAGCGCGAGCAAATTGATTAATCTTATTGTTCGACTTACTGATAAACCGTTTAATATCGGTTCTAAACTTGTCATTGCCAGCCATGATTATTTTCTGATGTGCACTTGCCACAACACCGTAACGCCAGCAGGCGCAAGACGTTTAACATTAACGATTGACCAAGTAACACCATCAATAACTAACTTGTCTGATGTATCGATCGCTGTAATGCTAGGCGCTACAAGCGCATACCTATCACCAACTTGCACAAGGTCGTCTGACTGATACATCTGACCGCCGCTTTTATCTTCAAAGTCGAAGTCACAAGCTTTAACATCAGTTGATGTTTCTACATTGGTTGCAGTCGCTTTTTCAACGTCATATTCGCCTTCTACAACTTTGATGTGCTGAATAGTGCGACCAAAGCGATCAAGCAATCTTAATGCTGTAGCGGCTGAATTAGCGTAGTCAAACATTAGGTGCGCACCACTTTACGAAACGTACCACCCAAGCCATTTAAGAACGGTGAAAGCAGATTATTAATCGCACGATAGGTTGTGAACTGAACACTGTTCTTATCGTATTCGACCTCAATCGGCCCGATCTTCTCGCGGATAACTCTTTGTGCAATGTCAGGTGATAAATCGCCACCAGCAGCTTTAAATGCAAGCTCTGCGCATGCGTTTTTAACTTCGTTTGG